TGAGGGGAGAGCGGACGGGAGTAGAAGAGCAGCGGAGGGCGAGAGCAGAAAAAAAAAGAAAGGAAAAGGGGGGGGGGGGGGGGGGGGGGGGGGGGGTATGCAACAAATTAAGCTTTCAGAATGCAAGGAAGGAGATAAAATATGCCTTCCGTCGTGGCAAAACGGCCAAAAATACCGAGTGGTACACTGGGTAGGGGAGCCGACATCCATTGTCAAATACCACACGAAGGTGGACGAGAAGGGAGTGAAGAAACGCCACAAAATTTCCATCCCGGCCGTATGGGTCTCGCATCTGGAAAAGGGAGAAGCCAAACTGATCCGCGAGAACGTGGTGGATTACGAAATGGTGGAGGTACGGCAGAAATGGCCGACGCTCGACACACAAGGAAACGAAGTTTATGTATTTCTAATTTGAGAATCATGGAACAGAAAACATGCATACGATGCAAACAAACTAAGCCGATCACCGAGTTCGGCCGACTCAAGAGCACCGAGGATGGGATGAATCCGAGATGCAAATCATGCCTTCGAGAATATGCCAACCAAGCATATTCCAAACGAAAATCAACCCTGCCTGCCCGGATGGGGGGGGGCGATTCACAATCCCGATCTGGCAGGCTACACCGACCGGAAACTGCTGGAAGAACTCAAGGCCCGCGGCTTCGTGTGGTCGGACATGAAGCGCATTCAACCCGTTAAATACGATTCGATATGACCCAGATAGAGTACAAAATAATCGTGGGCAGCAAATACGCCCCGATGCCAGAAGAAGTAATGAACGCTTTTGGAGTTCGTGGCTGGGATTTGGTTCGGGTGCTGGTCATAGGTGAGAGAATGGAGTATATTTTCAAACGTCCCAAAATACAACGTCATCATTAAACAACAAATTAAAAAACAAAAAGTTATGAAATCTATTATCAATGTTCTGATTGTAGTGGTAGTGGCGATCGTCCTTTCCTTGGTTCTGATGATGGGGCTTCCCGCTTATAGCGTCTGGCAGCAGGAGATGGCCGGAAAGGCCGAATTTGCCAAGGCGGAGCAGAACCGCCGCATCAAGATCGAAGAGGCAAAGGCGAATCTTGAGGCGGAGAAACTGAACGCGCAGGCCGAAATCGAACGGGCGAAAGGAGCGGCCGAAGCTATCCGCATCGAAAACGGCTCCATAACTCCGACATACATTCAGTATTTGTGGGTACGACAGCAGGGAAATGTCCCGGAAAAAGTGATTTACATCCCTACCGAAGCCAACCTTCCGATTCTGGAAGCCAAAAAATAGACTGAAAAGTTGGGAATTTCCGGAAAGGTTCGTATATTTGCATAGCGACTTGCCCTCGCATGTATGATATAATGGCCGCAAGGTCATTCCAAGCGAACCGACAGGAAGGGCAAGTTCTTGTTGGTTCGCTTTATTTTTCAACCTATTATGAAGCTAAAGGACATACAAAATGGATGGATGAAAATTCCTACCGAATGGTACCGGGAGACCAGCGTTAAGTCATGTCGGGAACACGCCATGATCCAATGGTTGGTTATGAACGCGAACATTACGGAATCGGAGTGGAACGGGATCACGGTTAAACGCGGGCAAGTGGTGACGAGTCTGTCTAAGTTGAGCGAAGGGGTACAACAAAGTCTCCAACAAACACGCAACACACTTGACAACATAGTCAACAACAAAGAAGTAACAAAGACGGCAACAAAGACGTATACCATAATAACTATCTGTAATTTCGATAATTACGTCGGTTTAAATTTTTACGATAACAAAGAGGAGAACAAAGAAGCAACACAGCGAGCAACACAGCGAGCAACAAAGAAGCAACACAGCGAGCAACAACAGATAAGAGATATTATAGAGAAGAAAGACATAGAGAGTACTTCTCGTACTGACGTACTCGAAGATGCCGAGATAATAGATATTTCAGAAGATGCTGGTAAAAACTCAAAGCGCGTGCGCGCGAGAGAGAAGCCGGAAACCCCGAAGGAGGTGACGTGGCGAGACAGCTTCGAGGTCTACCTGCAAGATTGCCGGGACGCATGGAAGAGATGGGTTGGCAACAGGGAGTGGATGGCAGAACGACAACGGTTCAATCCCGGCGTGAATATCAAACTGACGCTTGAAAAGGCATGCAAGGAGTTTTGGGCCACGGAGGCCGGATGGTTGCACAAGAAAAAGAGCCGATGCAAGACGATAGACTGGAAACGAATATTCGAATACGCGATTTCACAAAAAACAAACCGAGTGTATGAACGATCAAAAGACAATTCCCGCGGTAAGGATGGACTTACCGACGAGGAACGAGAACAGCTCGAAAGAGCTTTGCGAGGCGCTGCTAACGCCAGAGGAGTCCATGAGACTATTCCGTAAGCACCTCACGCCGCTGGCCTGCGCCAACTCCGGAGCCTATTCGTTGTCGGCCCTGCGAAGGATTCACAACGAAGATTCGGTAATTATGATGCTCGTCGCATGGATTTCCAACCTTCAAAGGTTTCTGAACGTGTCAACCAAAATGGACGCCGCGCAGATGTACGAGACTTGCCGGATGATACTCGACGACTTCTGGGTATTGAACTGCGCCGATGTGAATCTTGTAATGTCCCGTGCAAAGCGAGGATTCTACGGGCAGCTGTTCGGGCGCATAGACGGTCAGATCATATACCAGTGGTTCGCAGAATACTTCGAAGAGAGATGCGAAGCATGTGCAAATAGGGAGGTACACGTGGCGGGTCTTCATGGTTCTGTAATAAACCGGCTCAGCGACGAAACTAAGGCAAAAATACTTGAGCTTTGGGAAAGCCAAAGGAGAGACAAAAGCCAAGATGCCCCTATTTGCGATTCTTAGGCGGGTAGAATCGACTGAAACCACCAAAGTGGTACATGGTATCACCTGAATATTTTTAAACGAAATTTGATGGGTTATGGCGACAAAACGAGATATTATTAGACAGCAAATATGGAGTCTTATTGGGGAGTTGACCATGGAGGTGTATGCCTATCAACCTAACCCAGCCGAGTATCGTTGGGTGATGGGTGAAGAGATGATCGAATTACTGAGTGAAGGGAAGGGGATGGTAACAATTGACCCGCACTCAGGAAAACCTATGATCCATGAGTGGCTGGTAGATGTAGAAAATGATAACCAACATCCTTATTGGATTTATTTTTTAGGGGAAGGGAACAAGTTCGTACTTAAATTTGAGAAAATGAAAGCGATTTTGGATGGTATAACCTTATACAACGCCGACTGCATGGACGTTCTGCGGGACATGCCGGATAATTCGTTCGATCTGGCGATTGTTGATCCGCCATATGGCATAGAGGCGTCCAAAGCAGAGTGCGGGAGTCGAAGCAGGAAATATGACCGCAGCAAAAAATGGGACGATCGTATACCGGGAGACGACTATTTCAGGGAGCTGCGCCGGGTATGTAAAAATTCAATTGTTTGGGGCATGAACCATTTTCCGGCGCTTTTCCCAGTCCGCAATTTCGTTGTCTGGGATAAAGTTCAACCAGCTGGAGTCTCATTCGCCCAAGCAGAGCTGGCCGCCGTAACTTTCAAGGGGACGTCAAAAATATACCGAGGGACAGCAAGGGGCCAAAAACCGCGCATTCATCCCACCCAGAAGCCGGTAGAACTCTATAAATGGCTGCTGGCGAATTACGCCAAACCGGGTGATAAGATTCTCGACACTCACCTCGGAAGCGGCTCAATCTGCATCGCCTGCCATGATTTAGGGTTCGAAATGACAGGCATAGAGCTGGACCCGGAGTATTACGAAGCCGCCAAGCGTAGGCTTATGGATCATCAAGAGCGAAATTTGAGATGCAGAGATAATTATCAATCTGCCGAAGTGCAACCCACATTATTTGACAACCAAAGATGAAAGACCAAGTAACGAGCATCGAGCAGTCGAAGCGGCTGATCGAACTGGGAGTGCCCGCGGAGAAGGCGAGCATGGTATGGGAAATGGACGAAGATTGCGCCCGATTGAAGATATGGAACACAGATAAGGAAACAAGGCGCGTTCTGCACAATAAGTACCCGAATTACTATGTCCCCGCCTTCACGGTCGCCGACCTGCTGGAAGTATTGCCAAAAGCCATATGGGACGATGTAAAGGGATGGAGCCTGTTGGTCATAAGATTCAGAAGCAAAGGCTTTCCGAGGGTCGGCTATGAGGCCGAACATGGGATTATATGGAGTTGTGGCGAGGTATCGCTTTTGGGCAATATCATCGAAACAATTGACTGGGTGATAACTAACGGATACGGATTGGACACATGAAACTGCCTATCGAAATTCACAACAAATTGATCCCATTCAAGGGATTCAGCTGGGTAACATGGCTTGCGTTCGCATTCACTCGGAAGCCCAAGTACCGGCATCTGACTGAGAAAACGCGCCGCCACGAACGAATCCACTGCGCCCAGCAGATCGAACTGGCTGGGCTGTTCGCGGTAATCCTTCTGCCTCTTGCCATCATCCACTCGTTCGCTTGGTGGGGCTGGGTTCTGGCGGTGGTCGGAATCCTATTCGCCGGCTGGATTTGCTACGGTATTTCGTGGCTGATTGAGGTGATTATCCCGCCTTATCCGGGCGCATACTACTACACCTGCTTCGAGACCGAGGCATACAACCACGAGGATGATCCGGACTACTTGAAGCGGCGCATACCGTTCTGGGGCTGGATTTCCTGCATACCGAATCGGAAAGTGAAACACAAAAGATAACCAACTATGAAAAGTAAACGAGCGCAAAAAGAACTGGAAAAGTTGGAAAAATTTTATCCATTCAGTGGATGGATTGCACCCTCTGACACGTATCGAATAGCCGAGATTGCCGAGCAGGAGGCCGAGGAACGAATGCGCCAAAAGGCGGTGAAGGCATATTGTCACGACTGTTGTTGCGCGGTAGTAGGTGAATGCGGAATAGGATCGGAAAATTGTATAGCATTACGGGATTTCATCCAAAAACTGAACGAGGATGAAAACGATTGAGGAAAGGGCGATAGAGTGGGTGGATTCACAGGGAGCTGGGAGCGTGCACCCGTACAACAGACTGGCGATGATAGACGCCTATATCGCCGGGGCAAAAGCCCAGTATGAGGAGCTGATGCACTGGCACGATCCGAGATGGGAGTTGCCAGAGCCATCAACACCTGTATTAGGCAAACAGCAGGACAACCAAAAGACCTACTACAAAATCGTGTATCGACACGAATACGACAATGAAGACGGACGCTACAGATGGACGGATAGCGAGGGTTGTCCGATATACGTAGATGGCTGGCGGAAGATTCACGCATAAGACAAGACTATGACACCGAAGGAACTTTACGAATGGGCGGTAGAGAGGGGCGCCGAAAATTTCGACATAATGGTAAACGGAATGGCAATCGACTATTACCCTCCTACAATAGACCATACAATACAAACCATTGAGATAAAACAACCAATGATAAGATGAAAACTAAACTACTGCGCCGACTTCGGAGGGAGGCAAGGAAATGGCTCCGGCATGGCCGGGGAATTCGGTTGGAGCTGATTAAATCGCCGATAATTAAGCGAGAGCTAAACCGAAGCATGAATTATTACATCTTGTATCGCGTTTCGGAGCTAAAACGGAAGAGGAAATGAAAACTATACGAGTAATAGTGGCTTGCGAAGAGTCTCAAGCGGTATGCAAAGCATTTAGAGATCGGGGATTTGAAGCTTTCAGTTGCGATATTGAACCTTGCTCCGGCGGCTGGAGGAATTGCAGCGGGATGTGCGCTGCGCAGGGATGAATTTAAAAGTCGAGATCGACAGACTGAACAACCTAAAACAAGAATAGCAATGAGAGAAATTAAATTCCGAGGCAAACGCCTCGACAATGGGGGATGGGAGTATGGCGACCTATTGCAATACGATGATGGATCTGTCTGTATCGGAGTTCATAGTAAAAATTATACAGATGACGGCTTCAATGCGGGTCAATATCACCGTATTGTGTCGGTCGATGAAAATACCGTCGGTCAATACACGGGGCTGAAAGACAAGAACGGTCGAGAGATTTACGAGGGGGACATTATCGGAGAAAGTAATAGGAGCATCAACGGCTGGGAGTGGCCTTTCAGCTCAGAGATCAAGTGGAATGACGAGGAATGCGGATTTAATACTCCGAACTGGGGGTATATGGATTCGACCCATTACTACAACGTATTGGGTAACATCTACGACAACCCGTATTTACTAAAAACAGAGTAGCTATGAAGAATTTCGATTTAGCGACCGCCAAAGCAGGCGCGCCGGTGTGCACGAGGAGTGGGCTGGAGGCAAGAATTATAGGCTATGACCGCCGCGGCTACCCCGCCAGCGTAATAATAGCATTGTTGGATGGGGGCCATGGGGAGGGTATTGAATTTTATTATGCAGACGGGAGGTGGGAAAAGGATAAAGATAGGAAAGAAGACCTGATGATGCGCGACGACGACTACGCCGAGAAGCTGGCGCGGGGAGAGTACGGACCAACTGTCAAAGAAAAGTTGACAGTTGATACCCCAACTTGTAAGGAATCCTTACCAGTTGACCGGGAGTACTGGCGGCGAGTATATGCTGGTGAGGCGATGGCGGCTCGGCTTGCATTGAGTGGGTCATGGTGCATGAATGAGACTGTAAAAGGAGCGGTCGAGATGGCCGATGCCCTTCTTGCGGAATTAGAGAAATAAAAAGACGGAAAAGTGAAAAATCAAGGGGAAATGCGCCCTACGTGGGTGCTGTGGTGGCTGCTTGCCATCGTGATTTCAGTGGTGTGCATCGCTTTTACCGGGGTAAAGCGGGCATACGGACAGGATGTCCGGGCGATAAAGGACTCGAAAGGGCGCGTGACTCACACCGTCCGCACCCGTAACGACGGCTCCCGCGAGATTCGGGATGCCTCCGGACGGCTCGAAGGGATCGTCCGCACCGACAACGCCGGTCGGGACCGGGTGTATAGTACGCACGGGACCGTGGAGTACACGGCGGACGCCGACACGACGCGATCAGAACAATTTCAAGCATTTTGATTATATTTGCGTATGGCAGATGAAGTTATTATCGCCGAGGTGCGACTGGACATGATCCCTGACGAAGCCATCAAAGAGTTTAGATGTCGGGGTGGCATAGGCAGCTCCATCAACATCAAGATTCAGAAACTGAAAGAACCCGACAAATGGGGAAACGAGTACTTCATTGCAATAGACTGGGGGAAAGGAAATCACCGAGAGGCGGCTTTCATCGGCAAGGGGCGTAGGGCGCCGTGGCTGAAAGACAATCAGGCGGCTCAGCAACAAACATCCAAGAATCGTTGGGCGCGCCATGACAATGTAGACGAAGAACCATTTTAAAAACATAGATTATGGAATTTGAGATTTTGGACCGATTGCTGGCGACGATTGCCGTCACTACCCAGAATGTCCGCGGGCGTCATTGGACGTTGTACGGCCCGCACTACAAGAGCTGGCACCCCTTCTTTGACGAGGTGTACAAAGAGCTGAACGAAGCAGCCGACAATGTCGCCGAGTTGATCGTTCAGCTGGGCGGAGTTCCGGTGCACAGCATGTCGGGATTCATCGAAACCTCCGTGGTGGCCGACATGGTAACGCTGGGCGACTGGCGGCGTTATGTACGCGAGACCCGCGACGAGCTGGCCGAGATCATCGAGATCATCAACAAGAACGACAAGGAGGGGGTTTGGGATGGCGCCGCATCGAACGACCTGACCCAGATTGCCAGCACCCTGCGGCATTACTACATGTTTGCCGCCCAAACCTTGAAGGAGTAGATGGACGCATACCTGCAAATACTGCGTCAGACGACCGGGTTGGAGTGGATTTCGGAGTATCGTTTCCACCCACCCCGTCGCTGGCGGTTCGACTACGCATGTCTGGAGTTGAAGATAGCAGTAGAATTAAATGGGGGTAACTTCGTAGGGGGGCGCCACTCGAACCCTGTAGCGTTGGGGAAGGAGTACGAAAAGATGTCGCAGGCCGCGGCCGACGGATGGGCTGTTCTGATATGCACCCCCATGTCAAGGGGACTTGAGGTCATGCGATTCGGCGGCGACGCATTCACGAGAATACTGGCAGAAGCCATAACAAATCGAAAACAACTATACCATGGGAAATGAATTGGAATTTGCAGTGGCCATCTTGGCCATCATGTTGACGCTGGAGACATTTGCGCTGCTCTGCGTATTGGTAGGAAGAATACGCCTGCCCGTGGACCTCGATAAAGAGGTTCAGAAAGCCGTGGAGAAGGCATTAATGGAGGTCGTAAAAGATTCGACCGCCGAGAATTTTCCAGCCAAAAAGCCATGAATGCTCTCAAAATTGCCGTGTCCCTTCTGATCGGGCTGGCAGTAGGTGTAGTAGGGGGCCGGTGGTTATGGCCAGCGGAACCTATCATCGACCGGCAGGTGGTGACAGTGTACTACGAAAAGCCTCAAGCTGGGCCGAGCACCTACCGCTCGGTAACGGTGCGGATACCCAATCTGGTGTTTGCTCCGGTAGACACAGTGACAGTGACGGAAACCAAGATCGTAAAAGTGGGTCCGGATAGCACTGAATTACAGGTAGCTGTAGAGACGCGACCGTACTCAGGCCCGGATTGGTCGGCGCAGGTGAGCGGCCCGGCCATCGGAGACCTCCACCCGCAGTTGGATTGGATGAAGGTAAATCAACAGACGCAGGTCGTGCAAGGCCCGATTCGAAAAACCCGGTGGGGGATAGGAGTGCAGGCAGGGTACGGCGCGGTACTCAAGCAGGATGTGAGGCTGTACCCCTATATTGGAGTAGGCGTATCTTACAATATAATCAGGTGGTAATGAAACAGCAGGAGGAAGAATACAACTATGGCTGGAAAGTCATAGAAGCGGAGTTTCACCGTAGAGCCTACGAGCTGTTTGATTTTCAGTTCAGGCAAGATTGGAATTTGGAACCGACGTGGCGGATGAATACAAATATACTTCCACCAATAAGAACCATAAAAAAAAGAAACGATGAAAAAGTGGACTTTGATTGCCCTGATCGGGGCCGCGATAGTGCTGATCGCATTGTCGCTTATCAGTAAGACGATGGGTTACGTTATCGTAGCCGCAATGGCCGCAGTATTTGTGGCGTATGGTCTCTTGTGGGCCTACACCAAGTACTGGCCGAGATCGTCGAAATAACAAAGGAAAATAGGGCCATTTGGCCCTATTTTTACATATATGCTCGATAACCGATCAAGGGTACGTGTTTTTACCGTCGTACGTCACGAAAGAATACGAGCTTACCATCCACACTCCGTCTACGATCAGGATGGTTTGAGATGGAATATTTATAAGATAAGTTGTGGTGTTGTTGGGCTGAGTAAGGGTCAGCGAAAGACCAAAATTGGTCTTGTTGCTCACCACAATTTTGATAGGCGCCCCCTCGGAGGACGGGGGTGTTTCCGTGGTAATGGTTATGTTGCGGGCCTGATCCGATGCTTCGATCACCAGCCATGCCCACGGAGTAGCGTGAATGGTGGTGTCTGCAATCGTAGGCCGGTAAGAGGGCATATAGGGCATGCCGACAGTAAATGCCATCTTACTGCTGGTCACGGAGCCGGGCGCCAAAATGGAGCTGGTCACGGAGCCGGGCGCCATCTTGGGGGTAGTGATGGCGGAATCGGCTACTGCCTGCGTCTGCACGATGTTTGCAGGCAGGTTGTTGTCGATGTAGTCCCAGCGCCACAAGGTGCTGATGGATTTTACGTAGGCGATCCATGCCGTGGTTTCCATCGCTCCCGTAACCGCGCCGTCCACGATCTCCCACAGGCCAGTTTCGGCTTCGTAGTCGGTCGATGTTCCCGTTTGCTTGGCCGTAGTGACCATGAGGGAATAGACGATGTTCTGGTAGTACGATTGTCCCGTGGACGAGGTTCGGGGCTCTGCCGTGTCGTTCTGGGCTTTGGCATACAGATAGCTGCCCTTCGGGATAGAAAGGGTATCACCGTTCGGAGTCGGGAAAAACTTGCCGTACATCAGCACGCCGCCGCCCTTGTTGATTCGCAGGGAGGTGTTTTGAGGGCCTATCGCTCCCTTCAAAATGCAGTAGGGAATCGGGCACGGCCACGCGCCCATCATGCCGAAGATGGTGTCGGCCATCGCGGCAAGGTCCGAGACGAACACCCGGTTGCCGTTCGAAGTGGCTATGAATTTCTTGATTGTTGCCATGTTGGTTAACCGTTAAATTCGGTGATTTTTTTCTTGTCGTCTACGCGGTAGAGATCGACATGCACCCAAGAGGTGTCTTTCTCCAGCCGGATAGGATAGGGAAGTTTGGATGCGTTTTTTTTGAGGATTTCCCGCACGTTGTGAGAGGGGATGGTAGTGGAGAAGTCGAACCCCTGCGCGAGCATATGAGCCGAGACATACAGCAAGCTGGAGCGGGTTTTCGATGCCACCAGATCGCAGATGTTGCATCGCAGGCCCCGCTGGCTGTACTGACCGCCGCCCACCCAGTTGTTGATGGTCATGGGAAGGCCGAGGATGTTGCGGATGGCCACGAGCGTTTCGAGAAATTCATTGGAGAAATACCTCCATGCCTTCTCGCCGTCGCGCTGGTAGACATGAGGACATACCAGCTCTGTTATCTTGAAGTTTTTCTGAACTTCGGCAAGCAATTCTGATCTTTTCATATCGTTATTTTTTGATTAAGTCCTCCATGTCTTTGGCCACGTCCTCGTCCCAGCGCTTCGCCTTGTTGATGGTGAACTGCCGGAGCCACAAGAACAGTTTCGAACCAGAGAGATAGGCCGCGTTTTCGCAAAAGGACCACAGCTCCGTAAAACATACCATCGCGCAGAGAATATTGGGAAGCCGGTCGGCGCCGAAGTCCCCGCCCAGCACGTCATTCCCGATGACATACAATCCGGCGACCGCCATTGTGCAGAAGCCAAATTTGTAGATCGTGCGCCACGCCGCGTCGGAGTAGAAGCACCAGCGCTTCCCAGCGGCGGTCACCCGTTTGTAGGATGCCAGACAGCCGATGACGAAGTCCGTCATGATGAAACATACCATCACAAGGACCAGCGGCCCGATGGGAGCGAAGTAGCCGACGAATCCCAACCACCAGTTGTTACCGATGGTTTTCACGTAAGGCAGAATCGTGTCTTTGAGGATAGAGGCGAGAGACATGGGAGTTTAATTTACAACTATTGAATATTGGATTCCATAGGCCACAAGAGCGTTCAGGTCTGCGATAAAGTCCGGATAGACGTCCGCGTTTTTAAGCCCGGCGGGGATGGTCACGACCGGGGCATTCGCCGTGCTACCGTATTGGTAGAACTCCACGCCCTTCGACATGTCGGCCGAATAGGGGAACATCAGGGTGCCCAGCGACATATCGGAGCTGTACGGGAACATGAAGGTGTCGAAAACGGGGGCCGTGGTGACGGTTATCTCCCCGAAGTCGCCGTAGTAGGCATTCAGGTAGGCTTGGATGGAAATACAGCTGCCGTCGTTGGCCGCCAACGCATAGTATTTCTTGCACCACGCCTCGTATGATTCGATCTTCGGGAACAGCGGCGCCAGACAGCAAAACAGGAACTTGTAGAACATGTTCAGCGTCGGACTGGAGTCGTGGTTGAGCGCATACTGCGGACGCAGGATGTTGAACAAAAGCCACGGTATGGATAGATGTCGAAGCATTACCGGATAGGATTAAATACTACGATGTCAGTCAGGTTTTGCAGTGCGGCGCTGAAATTGAAGTAGCCGGATGCCGGCGTCAGAATGCCGTTGGTAGGCTCGGCGCCGTCGCAGGTGATGCCCACGAAGTAGGCGTCGCGCACGCCCGGCACGCCGGCGAGGGCGGTTTCGATGTCGTTCACGAACACCGGGGAGTCGCCGAGCAGGGTTCCTTGCGTAGTGATAAGGATTTCCTTCACGCTGTTCTTGATCTGGGACAGCGAGTAGGTGTCCAGATAGCGGATGAAGAGCTGGGTGGTGGTTATGATGCTGGGAGTCGGCGACGAGATCATCATGCTGATGCCGAATGCCGATTTGGCCGTCATGTAGTTTGAGAACTCCGCCAACTGCTCGGCCGTGAGGGCCACGTTATTGCCGTTCGCATCCTGCGTGCAGACGTGCATGTTGATGACGTTTTTCTGCGCATCCACACGAATGGCCACCTGCTTGATGATCTGCTTGGCCGGATCGACCGTTTCGTAGCCGTAGGCATACTTGGACGGATCGACAACCACCAAGTTGTCGCCGGTTTGGAACGCCAGTGCCGTGTCGATGTAGTACTGCTTCCCCATGACCCGCAACGTTCGGGCGGCCGTCTCGATCACAACCTCCGAATTGGACTGATTCAGGAGAACAGTATTGATGGTCTCGGCGAATACCGCGGCCAGCCGGCGCCAGATGGCTGAATTGCTGGTGCTCGTGAGCGACGAGATGGTTTTGCCGATGTTGGCTACTATTTGTTCATAAGTGGTCATAAAGATTTCATTAAATTAAGGTACGTACGTGAAATCCAGAATAGGCATGATGGAGCCGCGCATGGTGTTGAACTCGATCGCCGGCGCCGTCATGACGTAGTTTTCGATTGCTACGGACAGCGTGAGGGTGCATCCATCCTCGGCGAGCGCCGATAGAGGTATGCCATGCTTGGTCTCCAGCTTTTGTTGCATGTCAATCCACAGATCACTTCCGGAGGATAGATAATACAACCAACCCAGCTCGGTGATTTGGAGGGTTATTTCAACCGCATCCGCAACGTCCTCGGAGCCTACGACCTCAAAGTCCCCCAGCGACGGGATATGGACGTTGTAGGTGGGCTGGAAAGAGGAGTTGATAATGCCCGGCGTAAGGTTGTTATTCGGCGCGAATACGGGGTAGATCGACGGCAGGTTGTCGCCGTAGCCGGCATTGTAGTAGGTTTCGTAGATGGCCCCTTCCGTCGGCGCCGCAACGTTATCTGCCAGCGCCAGCGAACCGCCGATTATAGCATCGTCCTCGGAATAGAACACCACGTACAGTCCGGCCACGCTGGTGATGGCGGTCGGAAGCGGCAGGTCTATGACGAGCCGATTCGACGTGTCTTTTTCCACGACGTTGTAACCGAGAATTTCGCCGTTAAGGTACACTACACCACTCATCGTAGTGGGATCGGCCACTATCTGCGCCATCATCGGCCAACAGCGAAGCTTCACGTTGTTTTCCGTTTTCGGAGGTCCTCCCCACGCTTCCGGAATGTTGGCATAGTCGGCGAAGGTGGGGGAATCTGAGAAGCAGTGATCGTACGTCTGCGGAACTGTAAAGCCAAGTTCAGCGGTTCGTTCCCAAAGATGAACTTTCTGCCCGTTAACCACGGTGTAGGGAGATTCGTTGGTGACGCCCGGCAGTTTCCTAAATAAGTAGGCGAAATAGTAAACTTTCTTACAGTCGTCAAAGATGTTAACAGGAGGGTTGAGAAGATCGCACTCAGTGAAAGTAGCATGCAATATTGTAATGCCGGTACACCCCTTGAATATGTCAGTGACGTCGGTAAGACGCCTACAAACAGCCAAGCAATAAGCCGTAGTATTTGCCATCGGGCAGTTCTGGAAGGCGCCAACTGCGGATATGGCGCCCGAATTATAAAATACTTGACTGATATTTCGAAGTTCGGGGCAGTCAGCAAACAAATAGTCCACGTTTTGGATTTGATAATCAAATCCAAAACACGATGCGGCGTCCACCAACCGGGGGCATCCTCTGAACATCTGGGGCGGTATGGAAGCAAGACGCCAGCAATTCATAAACATGGCATTGCAGTCTTTGATATTCGGTTTTCCCGCGAACGACCCTACCACTTCCGTCAGATATACGCACTTGTAAAAGCCATTATTCCACTTTCCGGATGGGCATGCCGCGTCGGCATTGGTAAGGTCTACCTTAATGAGCGCCTCTTTGAATACCTCAAGGCCAGAATCTTGCAAGACATTACCGAAATGTTGGCTTGTGCCCAGAAACGTCACCACGACTTCTCCGGTGGTTCCGGCGGCGTAGTTGTGACCAAACAGACCGTCGGTTTTGATGTACTCTACGGGTGTTCCGTCGCCCCAGTTCACATAACCTTCGTTGTTCTTATCCGCATTCAGGGAAAGATATTTGCCCGCGATCTTCGATCCGTCAAAGGTGTAGATGATGGAGCCGACATCGCCCAGCATAAATTCCAGCTGTTCCATCTGCATGCTCAGGTTATCGAAAGGCAGGGATGCACTGTTGAACGGCCGCGCGTCGGCCACCGATACGGCTTCGCTGTTGTATACCACGTCCGGCACCTCGATGATGCGACCTGCCTCCAGCTGCGGGGTGTAGGTGTCGAAGCCGTTGGCGTTCATTATGTCGTTGATGGCACGCAGTGATCCGGTCGTGTTGTAGCACACGTCCATCAGCGTATCACCGGATTTTACTTTGTAAGTTGCCATACTCTAATCAGCTTGCATTACGATGGATGTTGCGAAGTATACGTCATCGCTACCGGATTGGATGTTCCAATACGGCGAGTAGGTGATATGATACCCGGTTTTGGTGGCCTGAACGTTGATGGTCACCTGCTTGAGCGACGCATTATCGCCGTTCCAGATGTATATATCATGATGGCCTGCCGCGGAATCATCCGGAATTTCCCCCACCGAGGTGGGCGACAACCAATCCGACTGCGTGCCATCCGGCAACGTGTAGTTGATCTTGATGTCAACATCCGACAAATACCCGACGCCTACTTGCACGGCTATGCGCACCTCGATGTTGCGTTGTGTTTTATCCGGCGGCGGGGGCGGGGGAATGATAAGATCGGGATCGGGTTCGGCGACGGGGTATTGGGCGTCTACCGAGACGCTGTATTCGCCGAAGTTCTCGCCCTCGGTGATGCGGATGTCGCAGTAGTCGGCGCCGTCCTTTATAACCTGCCGCTTGGCAGTGGCGGCCAGCATGGAGACGTAATCGGGGCGTGCGTTCAGGGCGAAGGTTTCGAATCCCACGCCGAACTGAGGTTGCAGGATGTTGACGGGGTTTTTCAGCAACATGAGCGTGGCGTTCTGAATCGACGGATCGACCACAACGGCAAAATCGCCGTTGGAGGTGCCGATGTCGTTGTTTTTCAGATCGAAAATAATGTCGCTCATTACTGTTGCACTTTGTCGTTCGTATAATCCTCTGCCTTGAAAGGCGATACGCTTCCCGTAGGGGGAGCCGTAGTATCTGCTCCGGCCGCCTCAGACCATGTATAGGCGTGTGTATGGCTGTTGAACGCCGACACGAAAATATTCATGGCATTGGTTATGGCGTCCGGGATCACCATGCCGCCGATTGCGCCACCGTTCATGGTGACCGTATCGCCGGAAATGGTGAGGGAGCCACCCCCGTCTTTCGACAAATATATGGATTCTTTGTCGATTTTGCAAAAATATCCGCCTACCGACGCTTCGATCTTGTCTACGCGCGTGAAGCTTACCACGAAAGCGTTCTCCGGCTGTTGGTAGGGCATGCCGAGGATCACCGCGGAGTTTACGGCGGGATAAAAAATAACGCTCGCATCCCCGCCGATGACATTGGATAGGCTTATGTCCGGTATTACCAGTCCAGCATCACCAATGCGAACGTTAATTGTTTTGGCCTCTTCATTCACTGAATCGACGTTGCCGTAGAGGATGGACGGCTGGTTCACGCCGTCAAGCAGACGGCGCAGGTCCTTGCCGAAGTCCTCCATACTGCGTATGAATTGTCCTTGATTCATCAGTTCGCCAGATAAAGAAATGTCTTGTTTGTAACCGTCAGTATCTGCCGGTAGCCTTTGCCTTTTCCGCAGGTCACCTTGCGGCCGATGACATAATACCCGCCGCTCAGGGACTTGAAGATGGTATCATTGAAATTCACGTAGTCGTAGAGCCGAACAAGGGGGTACAGCAACGTGGTGATGGTGCCCTTGTTGCGTTGGGCGCGCAGGCCGGCCAGCACCGACAGCGCCGTGGTGTTCATCTGCTGGGCATTGCGGCCCGGCGTGAAGGGAAGGTCGTACACAAGGCCGTTTTCCGCCCCCTTCTCGATGGTTTTCATGGTTCCGTCCTCCATATACCGGACGATGACGCGGAAATTCTGGAACATCATGTCCGAGGGCACGATGTCGCGGGCTATCACGTTTACCGACGTGTCCAGCTCCACGGTGGGGGATTCGGATTCCGAGATTCCGAGTCCGCAGTAGACCCGCGCCTTGTCGCTCTCGATGCGGACATTGCCGTAGAGTTTATACATGCCGACGATCACCCGCTCCAGTACATCGTATGGCGACACTCCGGTGGCGGGTTTGAGCACAAAATCGCTCTGCATGGATTTGGGGTTCGGCAACAGAGAGGGATAGGCGTATGTCAGCTTGTTGTCCTTGCGGTACTTCGCAAACGCCGCGTTGGCCGTGTCGCACATCTGTTGCAGAAGCGAGGATAGGGGAGTGGCTTTGGGCCACGACTGCGTAACCGTGCCGAATCGAAGCATAAATGCCGCATCCTCGCACTTTATTACCGTCGGGAACCCTCCGATAACATCCCGGATGAATCCGTCAAATTCAAGGCGCTTTTCGAACTTCTGGCCGATGACGGCATTGTCGTGATACCATGCGTACACCTGAATGCGGGCGCCGGTCTTGATATTCCAGTCGTCCGGGTTGATGCGAACGTAGGTGGTCGTGTTTTTTCCCACCCGCTGAACGGCGATGGCGCTCCCGCGACCGACCTCCTTCGCGGCTTTCGCGGCGATGGTGTAGAAGGGCATTTCGATGGATGCGGTTCCAACGATGTTCTCGCGCGTTTCGTCGGATTCGAAGGATTGGAACTGGCCGATGCTCTTCCCCTCAACAAAAACCTCGTTTCCGCAGATCAGATAGTTTCCAGTTATGTTTCGGACGGCCATGTTATTTCACGGTTGTGGGCACGGACTGCGAATCCTGCGTGTTGGCGGAATTGGTGTAGAGAAGCGGATCGGCGATGTTCACCTCCTGCAATACCAAGTTGATGGAACCGAAGGTGTCGCCCTGCATAGGTGAGAAGCGGTAGGACTTGATGAACGCCCAACCGATTCCTATTTCATCATTAAGCACCGTGTTCTCGATGGCAAAAACCTCGTCGTTCTCGTAGAGTTCATCCAGAAACCGCGTCAGCTTGTATACCGGCGTGGGGTCCCCGCCGCGGGCATTGCGGCGCCGGATGGTGGTGGCCGACATATCCTCTACCTCCTGCGCTTCCCGGCGCTGGATGTTGAACGACACCGATACCACTTTCGGGCCTTTGGCCACCCGCTGAACGATGTTGATTCCGTCCACCAGCTGGGATTCGTCGGTTATTTTCTGAGCCGATATCGAGAAGTTGAGCGAAAGCGGCGCATAGTAATCGCCGCACACGAATATCGCGTCGGCGATGGGATCATCCGTCAGGCCGGAAAGGGCGTCGCTGATTCGCTGGGCATCATCTTGATGCGTGGACGTGGAATACTCTTGGGTGGAAAGCGGCGCCGGAGACATTTCCGGGGTGTTGTCGCCGGTGCGTATCTTGCCGCCGGGGCTTTCGATCAGCACGCGGACAATACCTGCCTCCGACAGCACGATCTTTCGGGCGTTCAACACCGCATCTGCGGCGTCGAGCACCTGATCCTTCGCCCGCTGGTATATCTGCTCCGGGGAACTGGCGGCCTGCTGGAGATGGGTAGCGGCTTGAGTGAAGGTGTCCTGCGTATTTTGATGGTCTCTGGTATTCATTACATTGCACCGGTTGCGTTGTTGAGTGCGACTTGCAAGCCGCGCATGATGTTGTCGTATAAGGCTCCCTGAAGCTGAGCGCCCAAGTCGGCGCCGTCGTTCACGTTGTCGATGCTGATAGGCATGCTGACGATCTCCCGATTGAAGTTGATAATCAGGGATCGGGCACCTTTGGTGATGTCGGAAAGCCCGTCTGAGGCCGAGAAGTTGGCGCCATTACCATTCAATCCGGCGGCGGGATTGAGTTGATTGAAGAGTTTACCGTAGTCTATGTCCCAATAGGTGCTGCCGTCCACCGTCTGCACGGGTTTGAGAACCATTCCGGGATTTTGCAAGAAATTTTTGGAGTTGGCTCGAAATTCTCGGATGGCAGCCGCTCTTTGGGATGCAGTCGGAGTGAATCCGGCTTTTGGGTAAGGAACGCCCCCTATCATCTCTGCGGAACCAGCGCGCTGAGCCGCCAGTGAAGAGATAATGTAGGAGCTGTCTCGTGTTACCAAATCCCGGAACGCCGAGCGCTGCCGGGCCGCATACAGACTGTCAGAATTTATCACGGGGTACTTGTTGCCCTGAGCATCATAGTAAAACCGATCCCCGAATGAAAATGCCTTTCTGACAGCGCCTCCAGCTGCCGGAACCCACTTTTCGTCTACATTAAACTTGTCGGCATGCCCAAATGGAACCGATCGCCCAACCCAACCCAAGAAGGACATGATGCCGCCGAATATTTTGGTGAGACCCGAAATAGCGCTTTCTACATCGGCCATCATTGTTTCTATCTTCTCTGGGGAGATAAAATCCGCCAACTTGGGAATGTATTGGTTGGCAACTATGGCCAGCTTGTCGTAGAAAATTCCCAACGACTGGGATATTTTGGGCCAAAACTCCGCATTATCCTGCACTATCTTGATGAATGCGTTCTCCTTATACAGTTGAGCCATACCTCGCGCCTTCATGAACGGATTCGATTCGATCATGCGGTCGAACTCGTTCAGGACGTTCAGCAACTCGGATTTGTCTTTCAGATAGGAGAAAACATCCCCTGATACGTTCTTTCGCGCCATCGACTGCTGGGCGATCTTGCCGATGATAGGCGCCGCCTGAATAAGCTCCCGAAGGTCGCGCGCAGAGGGCGTAGGCTGACCCAACAACTGCTGGAGGTTGATGTTGACTCGCTCGAATGGAACTCCACCCACATGGGCTATTTTGCCTGCCTGCATGGCTATGCGGGTGGCCTCTTCCCGACTTAACGTTCGATTTCCTACGTTCAAGCCGGTAAACATGTTCATGGAGTTGAGCAGACCCGTGCGGCTAAATCCATATTCCGCCGCTAAGCGACCCGCTTCCTGAAAGGATTTTTCATAGGCCGCCCCCAACCCTTTACGGGCCATTTCGAACTGCATGGCACTCGATCCGGCTTCGACAAGATTCTGGTTGTTTAGAAGTCGATTACCGAAGGCGAGCGCCGAACCGCGCAGAAGGATGTTTAATCCCTTTGCGGCTACGATTGCACCTCCTACCAATGTAAGAGCGGGGGCTACGGTACCCAGAGGTTTTATGACTCCGGCGGCGATGCGACCTATGGAACCGAGAACCGCCCCAAAGTTAGACAGGTTGCGCAGGGCTCCGGATAAGCTCGTTAGGTTGCCCAAAAATGCGCGCTTGAATACGTCCGCCTTGTGGTACAGCCTATTTACGTTACTTAAAAATCCTTCGCCCGATAATCCCGGTTTTCGATCGAAAAGTCTCTCCAGCGCCCGGTAATATGGGCGTCGGCTGGGGGGGATGTTAGAATCGTTTCCACCCCCCGAACCACGCCCATCTCCCCGTTGTCGACCGCGACCGGGTCCTCTTTCGAGGTCCCGGATGCGCCGCTCGGCTTTCGAGAGCTGAGAATCGTCTACGTTGATGTTGAGCTTTATTTGATAGGTCTGCCCGTCCATATCATTTCTTGGCTTTGAATGGCGCGTAGATGATGTTGTCGATCACCCACATGGCCATGTCGGAATATTTGTCGATGTCCGCGGCCGACAACCGGGTTTCGAGAGTGGTTATCGGTTCGTGAAACACATACGAAATAAAGGCTTTTTTCAGCAGGAAGGGGTCGTTCCTGCCGTACTCCTTTATTCGTTCGTGGAGGCTGGGTTCTCGGCGGTTCCGAGAAGCCCCATCACCACACCCCAGCGCGATAAAAAACGCTCGATGTCCTTTTGAACCGGATCGGAGCCGTAAAGGTCGATGCAGGCCATAGCGTCGTTCACGATGGCCTTGCGCTGTTTGTCGTCTACGATCATCATTTCGCAGAACTTGGTGGCGATAGGCGCCAGCTGCTCAAGATCGCCGGATGCGCCGTGCATCAGCAGCTGGGTGGCAAAATTGGTGTGCGCCGCGGAGGTTCGGGAGAGCATACCTACTTCTACATCTTCCTCAACCTCCTGCTCGATCACCTGAGCCTTAGGGGCTACGCTTCGCTTGAAATACCGCAAGCGGACGGTATAATTCTGAATAATTGTTTGTCCGGACATAATTTTGAGTAAAAATAGCAGGGGCGATTCTCACCGCCCCTGCCGGGTTAAAGCGGTAAAACTGAACGGGTAATACCTATTCCCTGAATTGCGAGGGAAGTGTTGATTTCAGGGCTGTTTCGGTCCACCGAAAAGTCGTCGGACGAAATAGCGCAGGAATCCAGAGAGTAGATGATCGTGCGGGGGACGATCAGGCCGGTCATTTCGAGGGTCCAGCCGATGGAGAAGTTCCCCAAGTCGGTGAGCGATGAAATGAAGCCGGTAGTTATCGACGCATTGATGGCGTCGAGGATAGTCTCGTACTCACCGGTCTGGAGGGACATATTGCCCGTAAATCGTTTGTTGATTACTTTCTTGGCAATAGGTTCCAACCGGCCGATGGCGAAGATTTCCTGAACGTCCTGCGTCCGGGAGATGGAGAGCTGGACACCGGTTACGATGTCGAACATCTGGCCGCGATGGGTGATGTTCATTTTAGCTTCCGCGCTGGAGATGATATAGGGTTCGTACATAGTCGTTGATTTTTACGAAAGCGCTGATACGTACAGAACGCCTACCTTCACCCAGTCTACGTTGGGCGACGGCAGAATTTCGATGGACACCAGAATCGTTCGCGTGGACACGAAATTGTTGTCCTGAGCGGCCACCGTCACGCGAATGCCGGAGCACTGGCGCTGACTGATGCGGGGCTGGCAGTAGAGATTGTAGAAGTTGTTCTCGATCTGCGTGGCGTAGGTCCTGCTCAGATCGCCTTTGGCGTCAACAGGGGCCTGCGTGTTCAGAATCTGCGAGAAGAACTCCTGCGCATCGTCGCACACGGCGTTCCCAAGCCGAACGAACTCCAGCCGCGACAACGCCTTCGTCGGGTCGTTGCAGGTGGCGCCGTCGTTGTAGAAGATGCCGGTGGGATAGGGTCGGTGAAAGAGATACTGACCTTTGCCCAGCGCGTCGATGATCGAGGGGTCTACCTCTGTCACGCTTACGACGGTTTCGGGGTCGTTGAAGAACGCTTTCTGCGCCACGGCCGCGCGTTCGTGCGAGCCGATGGATTCAGCGACCGAGATAGCCGACAGAATACCGATGGCTTCTCCCACATCCTTGATGGGGGTGTAGGCCGTGATGTTGCCTTGATCGTCCACCGTAGTGTTGTAGAGCGTGGTGGTAGGCATGTACGCTACCGACGGCGTCGCATAGGTGGAGAGGTTGGTGATGTTGGAGGCCGAATTTGCCTGCGCCCCATCGACGTTGGACGTATAAACGTTCACGAAGCGGATGCCCTCGGCGAACATTGCATTCTGAATGGTCTCGATGGCCTTTACAACGGTCGGAGTGGTCGTGGGGACCCACCCTGAGGCATCGTCGTTGGCCTGCGAGCACCAGCCGATAATGCGGGGGCGGTTGTCGTAGTTGGCCTCCAGCGTCAAGCGGATTTGGCGCTTGATGTTCGCCGCATTGGTCGTAACGAAATCACCCTTTTCGCCGCTCGTCAAGATCAGCCACAGATAGGTACCGCTTCCGGCTTTGGCGTAGAACTGCGTCACCATTCCCAACAGGTGGGGATCGTTGTTGAGCAGTTTGGCGTCAGGAGCGTCGGATGCGGCCCAAGCGGTGTAGGAATCCAGACTCGTGATAAGTGTGGGTTTCCCGCTCACCGATCCGGACGAGACTTTGATACCGTACACCAGCGCCGCATTGCCCACGGAGGGCTGGCGCCGGCTGAGTGTGGTATCTTTCAGCTCGATGTTAATTCCAGTTTGAGCCATGTTAATGGTAATTTATGCTTATTCAGCAGATTCCTCTTCCTTCTGCGGAGCGTCGTCGGCAGCGCCTTCCGGTTCCGGATCGGGCGCCGGCGCAGGCTGGGGATCGGGTGCGGCGGATGCCTTCCCTTTCTTTCGGCCCGGCGCCTTCTTGGCCGCAAGAGCGGCGGCGGCGGCGGCGAGGTCCATAGGCTGGGGCGTTTCCTTCGTCTGAACCGGTTCGGGCACCTTGCTCTCTACTGTAACCATCAGGTCGTTCAGCTCCTCTTCATTGGTGGGGCACGTCGCTTTGGTGATGGTTGCGTAGCGCACGATCCGGCGGAGCTTCATGAAGTCCCGGCATCGGGTCACGGCCGACTGTTCGTCGCGGTAGGTGTTGGCGTCGCTGGTCACGTAAATCGTGCCGTACGCCATAGCCGCGGCCATAAGGTTGATGAAATACTGCTCAGAATAAACGGGTTTCGTGGACATAATTTTGTGATTTTAAAGTTGTTGGTTATCCCCACTCCCGGGGGGGGGCAGTGGGGAGTTGATTTTAGCCTTAGGCCTGCTTTGCGGGGGCGATCACGCCGATGCCAAGTCCGCCCTTACGTGCAGCGCCGGCACCCAGACGCATATCCATCGACATGCGCCAGCCGTAGTTCGACGGGTCGGTGACCATATGGACGTTGGTCCGTCCGATGGCGATGATGGCCTCCGAGGGGATGAACGCCAGTGCCGATCCGTACGCCGTAGCCGGGATGACAGGCGGCGTGTAGGTGGGAATGGCGCCCGTTTCGTCGGTAATCTTGCCGTCCAGATACAGTTCCGGGTCGATGATCTTGCTTGCGGCGCTGTCATACAGCGTCGTGATCGAACGAGGACGGAATGCGAAGCCTGCGTACTCTCCGAACATCGGGCGCATGCTTCCGGCGTTCTTGGTCAGCAGGTTCGTGAGCGTGGCGTTCGACTGGAGCTGTTCGTGCATGACGGCCGGCATCACCATTTCGGCGGCGAAGGTCTCCATGACGTAGTTCTGGTTGACGAACGCCGTCTGCATGGCGAGGAAGTCGGCCGGGGCGATCTCTTTCAGCGTTCCGGTTGCCGTCGGGTTAGCCGGGAAGGCGTTAGTTGCCGAGTACGTTTTCTCGCCCGTGGTCAGGCGCGTAACGCTGGCGTCCTCCGACAGCTTCTGGATGATGTAGTTGTGGGCCTTCGACGACAGCCAGCGCAGGGCCTCCGAAGTGCCGAGTGCCACATCGTCGTACGCCAGCAGATCGGTGTTGGCCTGCTGCCAAACGATGTTTTCGAGGGCGAAGAGGTGCATGATGATGCCCACGGGATCATCGTCGTAGAGCGACGGAGACACGTTGACCGGGGCACGCTTGCCGAAGTATACCTTCGGCTTGATGGCCAAGTTGATCCAGATGATGCCGGCCACATCCTCGGCGCTGAGACGCGAAATGTGGTCTGCCCACGAATCGTCCGGGAAGAGTTCGCGGAAGATCATCGTGGACCACTCGATTTTGGCCAAGTCGGGCGTCGTTTCGATGAAGTTCATCGAGTTGAGACCCGATGCGAACTGTTCGAGACGGTTCAGGGCCTCGTCAGCCGTACCGGTGGGACGGCCGTCGATGTCGAAGTTCATGCCCCCGACAGCGGCGCGGAAACCGCGGTCTTTGGCGGCGAAATAGGCGAACTCGCGCAGGAGGTTCATGCGCGAATCCTGAGCGGCTTCGTTAGGGTTCATTTTCCCTACTGCCGCCGAGAATCGCACGGCTTCGGAGAATCGGTCTTTGCCGGCGTTGTCACGAAGATACTCGTGGATGGTTTTTCTTTCCATAGCGGAACTGAATTGAACGTTGGTTTTACTTGATTTTTCAACCGTATCCTCCACATTCAGGATGCGGGCGGCAGGTTTGGATTGCTCGGTTGTCGATGATGCGAAATTCTCGCCGCGCTCTTCGCGGCCGTCGTCATCGTCATCATCCTCTTCTTTCTTTTCGGCGTCGCGCACTTCCTCGGCGGCCTTGCGGTCCTCTTCGGCCATGTCGCTGTCCGCTTTTGCGGCTTCGGCTCCCCGAATGCCGATCAGGCGCAGGAACTCGTTAAACGCTCTGAGGGCGCCTTCGCGCGATCCTTCGAATTTCTCGGTTTCGGAAACCGTACCGGCGTCAGCCGCTTCCGCAGGCTGGGCCGCGGCCGCGAACTGCTCCTGAGCCTGCTCCTGCGGGGCTTCCGAACCCTTCGCTTCGGCAGTTTTCTCCACCTCGGCGGTCTGGTTCTCTTCTTTCATTTTGTTGAGATATTTGGTTAATGATTCGGTATAGCCGGAGGTCAGGGATTCCAGCTCTTCGGCCTCCACGGCGCAGAATCCCACGCGCAGTGCCGGTTCGGCGCCCTCCACCTCGTCCACAGCGTTGGCATTCGAGGGAAGAGATAGGAGGGATATTTCGTACACATCGAAGCGCGTGGCGTACTTGATGCCGTCGCGCAGTGTGTAGTATATTTTGCCGGAGAGAGAGACGGCCCGGAGCGTACCGGCAAGGTACTGATCGCGCCGCTGCCGGGATTGCTCCGTCACTCCGTCAAATCGCAATTCTCCATACCAATCCCCGTCCTCTCCCCGGCGTATGTTCACCACGTTGCCGATAGGCTCACGGGGGTTGTGGTCCCAGAGCAGGATGGGATTTTTCTTGTAGCGGTCCCAGTTGATACCGTCGTTCAGAACGACATAATCCTTGTCGTTGAGCGATTCATCACTGAGCTTCTGCCGTTTGATCTTCAATTCCATAATCAAGTTGTTACGATGGGCAACTCCGTGGTCAGGTCCTGATCCGTTCCGGTGAACCCTTTGATTTTTACCTTTTCGACCTCTTCCGTCGGCCGGCTCTCGCGGGCCAGCTCCAGATCGAACACCGTGCTTTCGTACATTACTTCGCACACCATCACTTCGGTGTTGAAGGTATCTTTGGTGGAAATGCGCTGGTAGGTCTTGAACCCTTGATAGATAGGCCAAAGGTTGTATTTCTGCTGGAGTCCCAGAAAATCACCTGCCGTCTTGGCCTTTTCCACCGCATTGCGGACGCCATGGCCCAGCGAAATAAGGCTTGCCTGAAACTGCTTGTCAGCGGACCACGAATAATTGGTGAGATCGACAAGCACGCAGAGCTTGATTCTGAGCCGGTCCTTGATGGCTCCGCCGATGAACACGTCGGCGTTGTTGCTGTCCTCTACCCCCACGGCGATGGCCGGGAGGGGGGTATTGACGGTCTGGGTTTCGTCGGATGATATGACGCAGACGGACATTTTATTCGCAATCACGACCTGAGAATTGCGAAGTACCTGAATGATCCTATCTATGATGTCACCGAACATATTTCACGCAAACGTAAGTTATTTTCAGATAAATTCCAAATTCCGGCGAAAAAATTATTTTCGCATGGCCGCATTCACCTCTTTTCGGATCACCTGCATGAACTTGCGGACCGAGCGCCTGCCGATGCCCATATACTGGCGCTGTTTGGGCCGCCGGGGAAGCCATACGCGCTTGGTGGCGCTGGGCGGCTGGCGCAGGGTGGAACCCGTGATAGGCATGCCGGGGCGCCATCCCTCGTTGTGCACCTGCGCATAGGAGAGGGGCGATCCGAGCGATACGACCGCGGCGCGGGAAGAGATGCGGTGCACCTTCGGCTGGATGGATCGGAACAGGCGCCCCGTGTATCGGAGCTTTGGGTAGGTCAATTTGTCCTCGTAGCGCCGTTCCGGCCACCGCTCCCTCACATCGTCGTTGCCGTAGGATTCGTTGCGGAAGTTGGTGCGCGTCTCTTCCAGCATGGACGCCCCCAGCTTTGCCGGCAACACCTCGATCAGATGTTGCCGGAGCCGGCGGCAGTCGAGTTCGAAGTCGCGCGCGGTTTTCATTCCGTCTCGGTTTTCTCGGTTACCTTTTCGGTCTGATCCTCCTTCTTCCGGGGGTTGAACACGCGGCCGATCAGGCTCTGCTTCTCTTCCTCCTTCTTTTCGGCTTCGACGTCCGAGGGGTCGATGCCTACGCGCCGGAACGCTTCGGGCTTGAACTTCGACCCCTGCTTGGCCATCATGTTGCCCACGTCCACGAAGGTGCTGATCGGCAGACGGTCGTCGGGGAGTTCGATGATGGGGGCCGATTCGATGGAAGCGTCATCGAACAGCACGGCAAGTTTGTGCTTGGTGTCCTCGCGGTTCATAATCATCAGGGCCATTTCGGCGTCGGCGTTCAGGATGTCCTGATAGATTTCCCAATGTATCTGCGCCAGCTGCTCGGAGTTGGTATTTTTCTCCGTGGAGCCGAGCAGGGTGCCGCCGGTTACCGCCTGCATGATCTCGGAGCGGTATTCCACGATGTACTCCTTCATCACGCGGAAGGCGTCGGAACCCGTCTGCGTGTTTATGGGGTTTACCTCGATGGAGTAAAGACTCTTGCCGTTGTTCACCATGTCCTGCACGTAGGGGATCAGGGGAATGGTGAGCATGTCGAGGTTCTGAGCCACGGTCTGGGCCTGCGTCTGCGCCTTGGCGTTGTTGGCGTCGTAACCGATGGTTGTGAGGGGGAAAGAGTACCTTTTGCCCAGCACCTGCCAGTCGTTGAACATTTCCACGATGCCGATCATGGCGCGGGATATGGATTGCAGAAGGCCGAGCTTGAAATCCTGATCGCTTTCCGGCTGGAAGAAGAAGAGGTTATCGTAGTCCGCGGCGTTGATGACCTGATAGTATTCGAAGGTCTGGAAACGCAGGGCTTCGTTGAAGATGTCGATGTTGCGCAGGGGGAAGTCCACCACCTTGCGCTTTTCGGGGTTGATGGCTACCATCTTGCATCCGTAGAACTGCGACAGGAGGATGTATCGGATAAACCGTTTGAACCACCACGAGTTGCGGATGTATTTCTCCGTCAGCCGGGAGTTCTCGCGGCCGTTACGGCCGAACACGAAGTTGCGCTTATAGATGGGTATGAGGCGCTTGTTGATCTGCGAGACCAAGAACGGCGACGACTGCATGCACCACGAGTAGAGGGTGTCCAGCAGGGACATGTCCGAGTACTGGATGGCCATGTCCACGGCGCGCCGCCACAGCGCCGGTGTCCACTCCCGGCGGTAGTTGTTGAACAGATACCGGGATTCGATATTGCCGGTGCCGATCTGCTGGGGCACCTGAAAAGGCGATACTTTTGGAAACTTAAATTTTGCCATGATTATCCGAGGTATTTGTAACGGGAGGTGATGACTTCCGCGTTGGCGTTCTGGGAATCGGTGCGGTAGGGCGCCGGCTCTTCGAGCGACACCACTCCGCCCTTGAGTTTGATGATGGTCTGGGCGACCTTCTCGTAGGCCGCGGCAAGGGGTTCCGAGTAGTTCAGGCTCGGCGATGCGATGTTATATGCAGTCAGGACCTGCAAAATCCAGCGGATCGTGTCGTCCTTGCGGCTCTCGTCCTCTTCACCGAGCATGGCGGCCATGTCGAAGATGTTGCCGATGTTGGCCGTCAGCTCTCCCACGGCGGCGCGGTAGGCGTCGGACACGCAGTCCGGGTACATGTTTTTGAACTGCCGGAGCTGTTGGGGCGTGATGTAGATGCCAAGCGCCGATTCGGGGAAGTAGTTCGGCGACATGTCGAGCTGAATGACCGCCGAGGCCCACGCGGCAAGGTCCGAGACATCTTCGGTGCATGCGATGTCGATAAAGACGGTTTCGACGTCGGCGAGCCACTCGGCGCCGAGTGTTACCGTCAAGGGCGATCCGGTGGCCATGACGGGTTCCGTCATCTCCCCCGCGGCGGTGCGGCCGAATACAAACGCCTGATCGGCCTGCGCCTCGAACAGATCGGTGGGCGCCGCGGCGAAGCGCAGATACCCGTCGGGGAATGCCGACGCGGGAAATGATGCGCAGACTTGCGCTGCTACGCCGGGGGCATGCGTTCCGGTCGATGGGTCGTATACACCCTGAATCCAATTTTGGTTTTTGACTGCTACTGGCATCAGCTTGGAATTTGGGTCAGCGTGCCGCGGCGGTAGAAGAGCACCTGCGCGCCGTCGGTGCGCGACTGTTGGACAATATTGTGGTTGAGGAACGTGACGCCCTTCGCGCAGGCGTCGGGTATGTCGTCCTTGCGGTCCGAGGTCTTGGTGTCGGAGAATCGCACGAACTGGTCGATGATATGCTCGTAGACGCCGCATTTCTGCAATTCGTTGCAAAATACGAATTTCCCGGTATTCACCAGCGGCTCCAGCGTCGATTCGATGCACGAGAACTTGTCGCCGTGGTTGAGCGTGTCCCAGCATATCGGCGCCGTCCATCGGTTGTCGATCTGGAAGCGTTGCAAGGTCTTCTCGAAGTCAAGGGGAAGCTGTTTCTTCTCGATGATGATTCGCGGGGTCAGGGGCGCTTTCATGGCCAGCTCGTAGATGTTTTCGAGCATCTGATGGCTCGTGCCCTGCACGGCGCGGCAGTCCCAGAGCCAGATGCGGGTGTCTACGGTCCGCACCAGCGTTACCGTGGCTTTGAAGTCGTTGGTCTCCTTCGACTTGGCCGAGGGGTCGGTGTAGATCACGCATTCGACGATCTGGTCGATATGCGGCCGGTAGAGCCACGTGAACTGCCGGAAATACTTTCCGGTGCCGATCTTCGAATACTCGCCGTCGCGGAAGCGGGCGCGGGAGAGGGTGGAGAGTCGGTCCAGCCCCTGAAAATACTGCTTGGACACGAACTGCACGTTGTCGTCTTTGGAGAAGTGCATGGCGTACATCAGCTCCGTGATGGACTCCGAGAGGGGCGATCCGTCCATGTTCTCCTTCTTGAAGAAGCGTTTGTAGGTCCAGTGCAACTCGGTTGTGGGGTTCAGGGCGTAGAGCATGATGTTGGGCACGGGCAACAGCTGCGCAAGACGCGAGTAGAGGGTTTCGATGGCGGCGAAGTCGATCTCCGACACCTCGTCGGCGAAGATATGACCCCAGTCCGTGGAGAGGATTTTGTCGTAGGTGTCGCCGGCGCCGTCCGCCCCGGCGCGTATCGACGCGAACTGGATGTAGGCGCCGTTGAACAGCGTCAGCACGTTGTCCTTGCCGTTGTACTTGGCGAAGGGCTTTCCGCCGACCATGAGTTTCTGGTATGTTTTCTTGCCGTTAAGTCGGGCTATGGCGTCCAGCACGCGGGGCAGCGTCTGACGGATCATACCCATGTTGAGCGAGGTGAAGGTCTCGCGCACAACCAGCGAGTTGGCATTGTAGACGATGGCCTGAACGATCATCCAGAAAAGTATCAGGAAAGTCTTGCCGGAGCGGGAAGCGCCGTAAAACAGAATTTCCGTGAACTTTCCGGAGTTGAGCAGGTTATACATTTCTACCTGCTTGGGGTTCAGGGGTATGTCCAGCCGTACTTTCATCAGGTTCTTTCCAGTGAAACGATCACTTCGTCCTTATCGTCGCCGGCGCCGGCCGCCGAGTCTATTTTCTGCTGTTTTTCCTGCATGACGATGGTCTCCTTGGCCAGCGCGATGTAGGTTTTCAGCAGGTCGAGTTTCTTTCCGCACTGATATATCAGCTTGTTGTCGGAGGTTCGCATGGTGACGCGGCGCATGACCTCCATGTCCTCCAGCACCCCGATTTTCAGCAGGAACTCCGTCACGGGATTCTTGTCATCGCCGAAGCGCTTGCGCACGTCCTCGCGGACCTCGGCGCGGACCTCTTCCATCAGGGCGGCGCGCTCTTCGGCGTCGGCGCCCGCCGCCCGCCCCGCGGCCCCCCCCCCGCCCGCCCCC